TTAAACCTAACAGCTAAAGGTGAAGGACACATAGTTATCAAGGGTAACACAAATCCCGGAGCTATACGATTTAACTGCGAAAGCAATAGTCATGGTCAAACATTAATAGGAGCAGCTCACTCTGCAGGTGCAACAAACACATTAGTCTTACCGACAGATGCAGGTACACTTGTAGGTACAGGTGATACAGGTACAGTAACAAATGCAATGTTAGCAGGAAGTATCGCAGCATCCAAACTAGCAGGTAGTATTGGAGATAGCAAACTTAGCACTATAACCACTGCAGGTAAAGTATCTCTAGGTGCATTGGAGATAGATGGTGCAAGCGACATTGGTGCAGACTTAGCAGATGCTGACTTAATTATTGTCGATGATGGTGCAGGGGGAACAGAAGTAAAATCAGAACTAACAAGAGTAAAGAAGTATATCTACTCAGCTATGTCAGGTGATGCAACTGCAAGTGATGCAGGAGCTTTGACAATAGCAAATGATGCTGTTGAGAGTGGTATGTTAAACGATAATGTTATAAGTGGGCAGACAGAATTAGCATCAGGTCTAGCCGACACTGATGAATTAATGGTAAGTGATGCAGGTACAATTAAACGTATGGATATGAGTGTTGTAAAAACTTACTTAACAAGTGCAGGATTTAGTACAGAAGACCCAACGGCACTTGCTATTGCCTTGGGTTGATATAGGAGAAAGATATGGCAAATACATTTAAAGTGGTGACAAAGGCAGGAGTAACGTCAGCAGATGTTATCTACACAGCAGGTGGCAGTGTAATATCCACAATAGTATTAGGATTAATATTGGGTAATACAACGACAAGTCAGGTAACATCCACCGTTACATTAGGAACAAACACAGGTAGCAGAGCAGGAGCAAACGATGAAGCTAACCAAGATGTAGAGTTGATAACCAATGCTCCCATACCTGCAGGTTCATCATTAGAACTTCTTTCAGGTAACAAAGTAGTTTTAGAAGACACAGATACAATTAGTGTAACAGCATCAGGTGCAACAGATGTCTGTTTATCAATCATGGAGATAACATCATAATGGCATATGTGGGTAATGCAATAGCTACTACATTCAGTACAATACCATCTGTGCAAAGGTTTAACGGAGATGGCTCTGACACGACATTTACGCTGTCACAGACCGTCACTAGCGTTCAAGACATACTTGTATCGGTCGATGGTGTAGTACAGGACAGTAACGCTTATACAGTGCCTGACGGTACAACACTGACGTTTAGTGCAGCACCCTCTTCAGGGACAGGTAACATCTTTGTCAACTACCTAGCTCTAACAGACGGTAGTGTTACAGCACCTGAAGCTAACAAGGGTAACTTCAAGCATGGTGGTATGTTCAGAACTAATGCACAGTCAATGGATAGCAACGTCACAATCGCAGCTACAGAAAACGCAAATGTTACAGGACCTTTGACAATAGCAAGTGGTGTGACACTGACAATAGAATCAGGAGGGAACGTAGCAATACTATGAGCAATCTTCTAGTACAAAATATAAAGCATACGAATAATACTACGAGTATGGCTATTGACACCTCTGGTCAGGTAACTATTCGTGGTGAAGGAAGTGCAACCACTACTAATTTACAACAGGGTTTGGCAAAAGCTTTTGCATGGGTTGACCACAAAACGGATAATGCCATAGACAATGGATTCAATACAGCTTCACTTACAGATACAAGTGCAGGTATAAGCTCTGTAAATATTACAAATGCTATGGCAAGTGCTTTTCAAGTAACAGGAGTCACATCTTATCAAAGTGGTACGGCACAGATATCAGGTACTGGAGGAGTTTCTATGACAAGCACAACTGCTTGTAAGTTTGTTACAAATGACACAGGAAGCACAGGTCAAGAGGACACGGAATATGGCATGACCTTACACGGAGACTTAGCATAATGGCAACTCTCAAAACAAACACACTCACAGGCACATCAACAGCAGGGTCTATTGCCGTCACAGGAGAGGGTAACTCTACAACTACCAACTTACAGCAGGGGTTGGCGAAGTGTTGGATTAAAGCAGATATGAACACAGAAAATACTGTTTCAAATAGCTTTAACACTGCTTCTATTGCAGATAATGGAACAGGAGATTATCACTGGAACATGACAAATGGACTGTCAAACGCATTAGGAGTTATGTCAGGAGTAACAGCAAGAACTGCTACACGAAACCTAAGTGGAGCATCAGGAATAACTATGAATAGCTCAAGTCAATGGGAAGTTCGTGTTAGTGATTCTGGTGGAGATGCAAATAGTTCAACTGCTGATGATTGTGAAATAGATGTTTTAGGACACGGAGACTTGGCATGAGTACACTTAGAACAAATGCCCTAGAGGGAGTAGACGCAAAGAACAGCATCACTATTGTTGCAGGTGCAGGGAATATTACCACTACGAATGTGCAAGAGGGTTTAGCGAAGTGTTTTATAAATCAAAGTAGTGGTCAAACCATAAGAGACTCTTTTAATGTTGGCAGTCTCACTGATACAGGGACAGGGATTTATCAAACTAACTTTACCAATAGTTTTAATAATAATGACTATGTAGTAAGTAGTATTAATTGTACCATAGGCACTGCTTTAACACTTCCTTTTGTCAACGCTGAATCAGATTATGCTACTACTGATTGTGAGATACGAACTTTATTTACATCTAATACTGATGGTGGTGGTACAGCTAGAGACTCTGATTTAGTGAATCAATCATTTTGTGGAGATTTAGCATGACACCAGAATTTCAAGGAACACATTTATGGGATAGACTAGGGTGGGCAAAGCAAAACCTAGAGCCATACAGAAGTGAGTATTGCATTGTATGGGAAGACCCTGACAACTTAGATGAACCTGCAAAGGTAACACACCCTGACCCTAACTGGATGGCGTGTGCATTGAATGGTGGGATACTACCACCTGTGTGGGTTTATTGGGAACTCAAGAAGGACGAAGCAAAGCCTGACTTTGTAAAGCATACACGAGGATATCTATTGCATAACACTGAGCCAGTAAAGGCTATGACAGAAGAAGAAGCAATAGAGTACCTTATACAGAAAGATATACCTGAAAAGGTGTGGAGAGATTATGAGAAGTCTAATAAACCTAGACTAATCATATGTAAGAAAGAGCAACTGCCACAACATCGTACATGGCGAAATGCTTGGAAAATAGCTGCTTAAATAGGAGGAACTAACATGGCAACTAAAACATACGTAACTGACAAAGATGGTGCTGTAGCAGACTCTTCTACTATAACCATGCCATCTGACAGGCATTTTAGAAATGCTTGGAAACTAAATGGAAGTGTAATGGCTGAGGATATGACTGAAGCTAAAAAAATCTTTCAAGAAAAAATAAGAGAGGTGCGAAAGCCACTTCTTGAAGCTGAAGATGTAGCCTATATGATGGCATTGGAAGCTAGTGATGCATCAAAAAAAGATGCTTCTGTCGCTAAGAAGAAAGCACTCAGGGACGCTCCTGCTGCTTCTGCTATCTCTAGTGCAGACACAATAGCTAAACTAAAAGCAGCTTGGGATACAAGCACATTGGGTGACAGCCCTTACGCATGAGGTAAATAAATGGCTTTAACTAAAGTTAGAGGAAGTGCTGTTGATGGTGGTACTATATCTACTGAAACAGCAGGTACTAACAACCTAATATTAGGCTCTACAGCAGGAGACTCTATTGCTAGTGGGGGTAATGAAAATACTTGTATTGGAGATAAAGCAGGTACAGCCTTAACTACAGGTGATGCCAACGTAGCTGTTGGTTTTGAAGCACTCGCTACAGAGGATGCAAATGGACAAAATGTTGCAGTTGGCTATCGTGCATTAAAAACACTTAATGCAGGAGCAGATGCACAAAATACAGCAGTTGGATATAACGCAGGTACATCTATAACAACAGGCGTAGAAAATGTTTTAGTGGGAGCTACAGCAGGTGATGCAATTACTGACGCAGACTTTAATGTTGGTATAGGATGGGGAGCATTAGGTGCTAACGTTTTAGGAAGTAAATCTGTTGCAGTAGGAACTGGAACTTTAGACTCACAAAATCCTGCAAGTGCTACAGATATGCAGAATACTGCTGTAGGTCATGGAGCAGGTGGAGCAGTTACAACAGGAACGAAAAATACTTTAATAGGAGCTTTAGCAGGCGATGCAATTACAACAGGTGAACATAACAGTGCATTGGGGGTTAATGCACTAACCAGTTTAACTGAGGGCGACCAGAATGTTGCTACTGTAAGAGGTGGAGAGACACTGACAACTGGCTCTGGTAATGTTTGTTTAGGTTATCAAGCTGACACACCTGCTAATAATACTAATCAATCTATTGTCATAGGCTATCAGGTGACAGGAGTTGGGAGTGACAACTTTACTATTGGGCATGGTAATTCTGATTCAAATATAGCATTTGGTGCAACTTCTATTTCAGCACCATCTGACCAAAGGTATAAAGAAGATATAGAAACTTCTACAGCAGGGTTATCTTTTATAAAAGATTTACGTCCTGTAACTTTCAAGTGGAAAAAAGAAAAAGATTTACCTAAAAATCATAGAGCTTATGTTGAAGATTCTGAAAAAAGAACTATTAATAATTATACAAATCATGGGTTTGTAGCTCAAGAAGTCAAAGCTGTTATTGACGCTCATTCAGAAATTAAAGATGGTTTTGATATGTGGGCTACAGATGGTCAAGCTGATGGTGGAAGACAACGCATAGGTGATGCTTCACTAATGCCTATAATGGTCAAAGCCATACAAGAGTTATCAGCAAAGAACGATGCACTAGAAGCTCGTATCAAGAAGTTGGAGGACGGCTAATGCCATACATAGGAAAAGCACCACAGCAAGGTATCCGTAACAGGTTCATCTACCAAGCCACAGCAGGGCAGACGTCCTTCAGTGGTTCAGATGCTAACTCACTTTCGCTCACCTACCCTGACGGTGAGTACGTAGATGTATACCAAAACGGTATACTGCTCAAACCTGCCACTGACTATACAGCCACATCAGGTACAACAGTCGTGTTGGTCACAGGAGCATCAGCTAACGATGTAGT